ACCGACTATACTTAGACCAGCAGAGCAAGAGGCGTTTTTTCAAACGCAATTCTCAGCTACATTTGATGCATACTTAGATTAAATCCAATGGCTATTACTGTTCTATCAGGTACGTCTGGAGCCTTGTACTACAAACCTGCTGGAACAGTAGGCACATTCGGGACTTCAAACGTTACTATCGGCACTGAAACTATTGTTGTTCAGTCCTACTTGAATTTAAAAGTAGGCGATCCTGTTCAATTTAAAGTAATCAATTCACAAACAGGAGGATCAGGCACAGGTACTCTTCCTGCTGGTTTAAGTGCTGGTACGACTTATTATGTTATTGCTTACACAGCCAGTTCTGGAGCATTACAAGTTTCAGCTTCTCTTGGCGGTTCTGCTGTCAACTTAACTGACGTTGGCACAGCAGCTTCTCCTAATGAATTTGAAGTTTATTACGATGATTATGCTGCTGTCGGTCAAGTCCAATCTTGGTCGTTTGAAGTAACAAGAAGTGAAATTGATGTCACGACAATCGGTGGAACAGTGGGGCAATATGCACCCTTTAAAACTTACATATCTGGTTTTGCTGATGGTACTGGTACTGCTTCAGTTTATGTAACAGATGAAGATACAGCGTTATCTAATCGAATGGTTGAAGATGTTCTTCAGCGTCAACAAGTAGGAGCTGCTTTTAAGCTTTATCAAGACAAGCAAGCAACAGAAGCTTTAAGTCGTAGCATTTCAATGGATGCTGTTCTTTTAGGAGCAACTTTCAACATAAATGCAGAAGATTCTCAAATTGTTGAGGTTTCATTTAGACCAACAAATACACCTAACTTTGATTTCTCTACTTCTTCTTGATGAATAAGTTTAACATTCTTCAGGCTATTGGATCTTTCTTTGTTTATAGAAGCCCTAATCCTGGAGAAGGTTATGAACGATTTCTTTTGAGTTTACCAAGTCGTAAACTTAGATTCTTAGCAGGAACCAAAACTCATTACAGTAAAAAAACATTAGTTAAAATGTTTTTAAGCCAAAAATAATTTATAGATTCCTCCAGTTCTTTCGACGCGCAGGAATATCTAATCTTGCTAAGTCTTTTTCTATAGCATTTAAGCGATGAAATATCTCTCTTATGTCTGACTGTCTTTTGTTTGTTTGATTGCTTAGAACCATTAAAACGGCTGAGATGGCTGCCCCTACGAGTGCTGCTAGTAGTTCTTGAGGCATCTTTAACCTTTTTTGTGTAATCTTAGACTACTGTTTCTTTTTCTCTATGGATGCCCAGCAAAAAATCGAAGACCAAGCCAACAAAGAAGACAAAAAAGGGATACTAGGAAAACTTCAAGATATAACCCCAGACAAAGATGAACAGGTCGCTCTTATTGGGGTTGCTGTAAGACTCGGAATTGTGGTCTGGAGTGGATTTATCTTGACCTTAGCGTACGTTGATTTGCCAGGATTTCAGAAACAAAACTTCGATCCGACTTTTATCGCCAGTGTCTTCACAGGCGCCCTTTCGACTTTTGGCCTTGCTACAGCTAAAGATAAGAAGAATGGAAACGGTGTTACAAAAGAAGATATGGAAGCCATGATTGCCAAGAGCAATACAACACAAACTGAGCAAATCATTAGAGTACAGACTCCTTTAACTATTAATGGAGCTGAGGTTGTTAAAACCGACCCCATAACTCAAAGACCTATTGATCCAGTCACAGGAAAACTTCAATGAAAAAACTTTTCTTGCTGCTATTTTTAGCGGCTCCCTCTGCTAACGCAGATCTGACACACTCTATTACTAGCTCTGCTCAACTAACAGTTAATGCTGCGGTGACTCAGGCAGAGCGCATAGGATCAAGTTTCTCTATCTCTGGGACTGGGGTGGATGTAACTGACGGGACAACTGCTGGAACGCTTAGTGCTGGAACTATTTCCAGTGGAGTTTATTCCCCAGGAACTATCGCAGCGACTCAGAACGCAACTTCTGGGGAAAGCTTTAGTTTCAGCCAGTCATATACTCAAGCCGATGCTGTACCAACATCTGCTCCTTCTGTTGGAGCTGTAGGCAATTTTAGTGATGTTACCTCACACGCTACGGGCACAGCAGGGTCGCTCGCTGGCTCAGTAACAAGTGCGGGAGTTGTTGCTTTGACACCAGGATCGGGGGGCACAATTGCTACTGGATCTGTTGTAACTTCCGTCACCGTGAAATAAAAAATGAAGAGGTATTTACCGTTATTATTAATATTAAATATACCTCAAACCCTAGCTGTACCAGTCGTTCCTAACTTTTCTAGCGGCACGATGTCAGCAGTCACACGCACCACACAAAATGTTACTGAAACTATTGTCTCTAGCGATTTCAACACTGGGCATACTTATACGATTAATGGAACGAATCTTACTATTGATGGTTCGACCCTTTCACCACCGCCAGAGCAAACGGTCCAAACAATTGACGGAGTAAGTTATACATGGACAGGTGCAGATCTAACACAGAAACCCAACGTCACGATTGCAAATCCAGGTCAAGCGTTTCAATACGCAGAAAGCTACATTGGCCCTGGTCTGTCAAACATGACAACAATCAATCGAACAACAGTCTTAGAAAGTGTTACCGAAACAACCTCAGTCTTCTCGCAATAATATTATTTAGCAGTTCAAGTGCGTTAGCTAATACCTCACAAACAGCAGCTCCAGTTGCGAATACGTCAGCCAGTTTGACCAATATGGCAATACAAACATTACAAGGTAATTTGATCCAGAATCAATACGGTGGTGGAATAGTTTGCCAAGGGCCAATGTTGACATTTTCTCCCTTTGTAACTGATTCACATTCGTTTTCTGAACCTAAAGAATACTGGTATCAAAGCCCTGTCTATAACGATGATGGCACTATTCTTTATTATCAAGATGTAAGGACAGGCCAGAAGGATAATCACTCACTTAACATTGGTGCAAGCTTAACTTTTTCAATGCCCTTAGATAAGAGATTTCAAGAGCGTTGTTTAAAAAATGCAAAACTACAAGGCGAACATCAACAGCAAATAATAGAAAATAAAAAACTAGATTGGCATATTGCAAGATTAAAACAGTGCGGAATCTTGAAAAAAGATGGAATTGAATTTGCTGTAGATTCTCCTTACTTTCATCTATGCGAAGACATTGTTGTTAAACCTAAAATGGGACAAGTTTTACCACACAGACACCTTATTTCTTCTCCTTCAAAGGAGGCAACCCTCGTTTCTCCCGATAAGAATTAGTTCGTTTTTGCGATAAATTTGGTCGCTTTACTTTCTTACCTAATATCTTTTTCACCTTATTTACTATCTGCTTAATGATAGGTTTAACAGCCTTCAAAAGCAGTGGAGCTGATAGTGCAGCCGTAGTTGCTACGAGCGTTATTGAACCAGTTTTCACCACTTGAGGAACAGTAGGTATCGCATCAATTATCTGCTGTTGAACATTTAATTTTTTATATCTAGTTACACAACGGTTTCCTACCAATTCATACTTAATAATCTGTTTAGTTCCTTCCTCTACCTTTGTACCAATGTCAGGCGCACCATCGGGAGGGCAAGCTTCTGGCTTTGCTTGTGGTACTTCTGGTGCTGCAGGCGTTTCTGGTTCTTCGTATCGTTGAGGTTCTTCTTCTTTTATCGGAACAATCCTTAATGGTTCATAATTTATAGGATCAAAAGCAGGCGCACCAGCACCCGAACACAAAATCAAATTATGCTCTGGATCGGTATCTATAAGGGCATCATTTTCAAAACTCTTTCTTGCCTTAACACAAGGCATTTCTATTATTGGAAATCCTATAGGAACATTAATAGGAACACTTGGAGGTAAAACAGTTGGAGCTGTAACAATATATAGATTAATAGGCTTTATCCCAACAATAGGGATCTCAATTTTAGGAATCAATTTAGAACGGATTTGTAAACTTTAAAGCTTTCTTTTCTTCGTTCTTTTGTTGTGCAGGGCTTAACACTCCAGTAGGAATAGCAGGGCCAGATAACCCAGGGATCTTAATAGCACCCATCACCTTTTCCATTGCTTTATCTTGAAGCATCTTTTGATTATTTTCATTAGTTATCCAAAGATAACCAAACACCCCGCCACCAGTGATTGCTGCCACAAGCAGGAAAGATATTACACTGATAATGTTGAGAATTTTTTGCATGGTAAAAGAAGCTATTTTAAAAGCTATTATTCACACAACTCTAATCCTTTTTATGGGATTAGTCGCATTGTTACCATTACACATGGTTTTACAACTGCAATTAAATCAAACAGAAATAACTAAACTTAAGAACTAGGAACAAAAGATCCTTGTGTCGGAGTCTTTTCTTCTGATATTTGAAGTTGTAATCCGTTTTCAATCGCTGTAACTGTATCCGTACCAAGCACACTTTTAACGTCAACAATAATATCTGCTGTTGTTAAATCAGTACGCTCTATCAAAGTCTCAGCCCTAGTCAGACTGCAACTACCGTAACTAGAAGCGGAATACAATCCGTCAACTCTTCGAACAACGTAATGGGCTGTATGAACAAACCCATCACTGAGGTCATAGTCTGTATTAGCTAGACCCCATGTTGTAGTTGCCATTACTCTTCAGCAGAAACTTCGGTGTCAACTGTGACTCCTTCTTCTTCTTTAACCATTCCTTCTAGCTCTGCATACTGTGCATTTTTTAGCTGAAAATCAGCATACACTTGTGCATTGTCATTTTCCCTTTGTTGAACTTGTTGCTTCAACTTGTTGATTTCTTCAGTTTCAGCATTGAACTTGTTAGCCAAGGCTTCTGCCTCTGCCTTGCGTTCATCTCTGCGTTGGATTAATGATTCCATGATTTAATACTTAGATTTTGCGAGAGTTACGGCTGCATCTTGGTCTGAGAAATCTTCACTGCCCCAGATGCTTGTTGTGTCATCTTCTTTTTTATATGCCTTGATTATTTCAAGATGCTCGGCATTTCTTTTTAAAGTCGCTTTGTCTTCATCAGAGATAGAAGATTGAGCAGCAATTGAATTAATCAAAGTAACGCTATCCCCTGCGGCAGAGAATATTTCCGCCACTTCTTCAGCAGTTCTTTCAGCCATGAGAGAAAAGTAGGTTTGACACTATCTTAGCTTATGCCTTATTAGCAGCAACAATACCTCTTAGTTCGGTTACTTCGGCTGACAATTCTTGAACAGCTTTAACAAGGGCTGGTACAAACTTCTCATACTTAAGACCTATCATTTGACCATCTTCACTTTCATGTGCCATTAGATTGGTCTTTTCATCCTTCTTGTAACCAGATTTTTCTTCGAGCTGTTGAACGTCCTGAGCTAAGAAGCCTACATCTAATTGCTCTTCTTTAAACTCACCTGTTGGAGTAACACTTTGATCGGAAGAATACTTGGATCGTTTATCCCATCTATATGTAACAGGTAAAAGTTGATTAATGAATGACAGCCCAAGATCAAGGGGTTTTACATCTGTTTTATCTCTCTTATCTGATGCAACAGTCAGAGCAACTTGAATATGGGCGGCAGAGATATTCTCATCACCTAAAACTATTGTGTTACTCGCAGTTGTTATCTGACCTCCGGGGCTTCCTGTCCTTCCTGCCTCTTTTCCTAAAAGAAGATTATTATCACCTGTTGTAATATCCCATCCAGCTCTATATCCGACAAGGGTATTATCGTTAGCATTTGTTGTAGCACTGAAACCAGCTTGATAACCTACACCAACATTATTATTACATGTAGTAGCAGTCTCAAAGACAGCAGCTCCAAGAAAAGAATTTAATGTTCCTGTAGTTAAATTTTGAGCGCATCCTCTACCTACTGCTGCATTATAACCACCAGTTGTGCAGTCATATAAGGCTTGCTCACCTACAGCAGTATTATAACCAGCGGTAGTAGCAGTATCTAATGCATAAGCTCCAACAGCTGTATTACTACTACCCGTCTCATTAGCATCTAGTGCCTGATAACCACAAGCAGTATTAAAATGTGCAGTCGTATTGCTATCTAAAGCTTGTCTACCAATAGCTGTATTATATTGACCTGTGTCATTTAGTTTCATTGCCTCAAAACCAACTGCTGTATTACTACTTGCTGTACTGTTGGTAGTTAAGGCTTGATAACCTAGAGCTACATTATTATTACCTGTTGTATTACTACTTAAAGCTAATCTTCCTAATCCAATATTAAAAGTACCGGAAGTAGTTGATTCTAAACAGTTAGCACCTACAGCAGTGTTATAACCGTCTGCATTTTGTGAGGATAAAGCGTGATAACCTACAGCAACATTGAGTTGTCCTGTCGTATTTGCATCTAAAGCTTGATAACCTACAGCTACATTGTGACCACCTGTTGTATTTAACGCTAAAGCATCCTTACCAACAGCAGTGTTCTA